ATTATACTAAGTGGACACGTCTTGTTCAACAAAAAGAGACAAAAAATTATGTGCTAGACAAAGGTCGTTCTTTAGCGTCTTCTTCACGAGACGGATCATTATAAGGAGTACGTTGAGCTTCGAGTTCAGCACGAATACGTTGAGCAAGTTCTTGAATAGTAGAAGAAATCGATGTAACTTCACCAGCATGATCAAGAACAAGTGTATAATCAACAAGAACATCAAGATGTCGAGTTGCCATGTCTAAATGGTAAAGAATCTCGCCAGTGTCTCGATCTTTAGAAGGAGCCGTCAACTGTTTCTTTTCATCACTAGGATCCGTCTTTTCTGCTTCGATTAATGACTTTAAATGACGTTTTGTACTGTCAAGAGACTCAAATATGCCAAGTTTTTGTTTGATAACATCAATCACATTCTTAAAATACTTAACAATATTATCGTTAGTATTCTTTATTTTGATCAAATTTCCTGCGACTTGAAGACATGATTTTGGACTACGGACGATTGCATCTGCAATTTTAGCTGCATGTTCACGATCTATTCGTTCATTTACGATAACATGTTCAAACTGTTTTGAAACTTTTTTTATCTTTTGATTCAACTTTGGTGCAGCAACCATAATCAGATCAGACAACATTTTGTACAATGCAACGTCGTTGTTCGAAAGTGCTAGTGTTGTAAGTGTCATTGATTTCGCCGCTATGTCATTCGCAAGCGTGTGTTCCTCGACAGTATATAGATCACTCATTATGGTATTAATTATGGTGGAATAGAGATAAAATCTCTGTGTGTAAATGGGATGGCAAGAAGATATAATAAATCAATAATGGAAACTGAGATTTGTGGAGAACTTAGAGTTGGTGATTTGATCAAGTGGACGTATAAGTATGATCCTAATTTTAAACATTTAAATAAAAATATGTATTCTTATTTAGAACATCGTGTTGTACCAAACTTTATTTCGATTTTATTGTTTTGTGACAAAATAAAATATTGCTGGTTATGTGAAGGCAAGATTTATAGTAGTTTTTGGGTAGACGATTATTTTAAGGCGAGGTTATAAATTCCAATATTTGTTGTGTAAATCAATAAGTTCATCATATCGTTCTTTATTATTCTGTAACTCGAACGTATCGATATCATTAATTTTAAACGTTCCTTCTTTTATTACTTTGCCACTTAAAACAACATGATACGCAATGTCGATTAAATCTTCCATACTTTTCACATTGTTTATATTTGTATTTTCCTTGACACGAATCAAATTTAGAGATTTTTCTTTTGCTAAACTATTTTTTGTTAAATCATTTAGTATGTTCGTAACTTGATTAAAATCAAAATTATCATTTCTATCAAGAGCATGCCAGTATAATCCATCAAATTCAACTATTACATTCTCTGACTTAATCCAAACATCTGCACACCATGTTTTTGTTTCAAAGTTAAACCATTTATTTGATTCAACATTTTCTTTTCCAAATATATCTTCAAGATTCTTTGTAAATACTTCTTGTGCTTTTGATGTTTTCTTTACGTCTCTATTCATGTTTGCTATTGAAATTTTTTGTCCAAATTCTGGAGTAAAAACTTTTTCACGACGAATTTCTCCTGCTTCACCTGACCATGCAACTTTTTGTGAACTTGATGCTTGCTCTTTACGCTCTTCTGAATCCCATGCTAGTTTTTGTCCTTCAATCAAATTTTGCTTCTTTTGTGGATCTTGAAAAGCAACCGTCACTGACTCTGAAATCTTATTGCATATTTCTTCGTGTTTTTCATCGTATGTCTTACGAATTGCATCATTTCGTTTATCTATTTGATCTTGAGTAAAAATAGGTTGTTTGACTCGAAATCCTGCGTCATTGTGACCAGGTAAATAATCACTATATTTTAAGTATCCGTAATGCCATGTAGTCTGTTTATTACAACCACATTTACACAATGGTATTTCACTATTTAAAATAAATTTTTCAACATATATTTTAGACGTAATTTCTTTATGACTACGTGCAATATGCATAACTAAAGATCGACGATTTTTACAAAATTGATTACAAATCAAACAATTTTGTTCAATATTTTCTATTGTTTTTGACATACTTCAACTATAACATATAGATTTTCATGTTACACAAGTGGTGTGTAGGTAGATTTATAGAGTGATATAGTAAATATAGAAACGACAAAAGGACCCACTTAAGAGTCCTTTTAGTCAAATCACACTAAGTATTTGATTTTATTAGATCAAATTCATGTTGAGAACGGTCACGGTGCCAAAAAAGTCACTGCGGATCATCTTACGCCCATAACGCGTCATTACGCCTTTTCGGGGGGTCATATCCTCTGGTGCATAAATCGTCGGAGTCACGATAAGGGGTACGTACGGTGCGTAGACGTATCCACACTCAAGGTAACTTCCGCCTTTGTAACCCACTAGAATACGGTTTCGAACAAAGTACGGATCGTTGTACACGGTGAATCGATTACTCACAGTACCAACAGCTTCCGCACCGATTGTAAATGGAGAAGAAACTTGTCCTTCACCATCAATGGTTAGCTTCGGTTTGTAGAGTACGCTAGATTCGAGAATTGTGCAGACATCGGGACCGGTGACGATGAAATTCGCCCGTCCACGTAGAGTCTTACGATGAATGGTGTTCGCAACGTCGATAATAGTCTCGACAAGTGTTTGGTACCAATCTTGCACGGTGCCAGTAAATGCCGGACCGATTGAGAGTGAGCTAGCAAGCGCTTGTGTTTGACCAGTAACCTTGTTGACAAATTGACCCGGAGCACGACTCCAGTAGTAATTCGCACCATTAGCACCAGTAAGTAGATCACTGAGAATTTCGCGATCGATTTCGAGCGCAATTTGTTCAGACAGGATCGAAGTTAGTTCAACTTCAGCGTCCAGGCTGTGATATGCGTTCAAGTCTTGCGAAAGTTCAGGAGTCCAACGTGCACGTAGTTTACGTGTAGTCGCTGTTATACTGATTGTTTCGATCTTGATGTCAATTTCCGGAATCGCAGCTGACGGTGTAGCACCAAAATCAGATTCGAAAGACGGAATAGTAACAACAGCACCGGTTGCGTCACCAGCAGTAACAGAATCAGCAATTGCCATAGAAACAGTCGCAGTTGTGTCGGCACTCAATAGTGAACCAACTTGAACACCAGCGTTTGTGATAGCAATGACAGCTTGAATATGTGTCCCGTTTAGAGGATCCGGTGTAAAGATACCGGTTGATGTCGAGAAGTTGCCGCGTTTGTTTAGACGACGTAGATTTAATACGCCGGTTCCACCTTGATAAGCTTCGCCCCAGCCACCGACTTTAGCACCACCAGTTGTGCCGAAAGCAGTCACGGCAACTTGAGTCACGTCAGCAGGATTACCATTCGTGATTGCTGTCGCAAGGTTGGCAACACTAAGATGTACGAATTGATAATCGAGATTACCAAGATCTAGATCATTTTCAACTTGAGGATCATAATTCGCAAAACGAGCGTTTGAACCAGTGAAATCTGTAAGAGCTTTAACAACAGAACCACTAACGAAAGCGTTGCTTGCGCCTGTCCAAGAACCAATTGTGTTTGCAGTCACAACGACAGCAGCACTACCACTGTGAACTTTGCTGTACCCAGTACCAACTAGATCATATTGTCCACCGGCAGCGAGAGAACCAGATTGAATTCCACGACCGGGAGGATTGTTATAGAGCGATTGACCACGAGTATAAGTTTCATTTGCCGAAGAGTTACTTAGACCAACTCCAGCATCTCCACCAACGTTACTACCATAAGTGTAATCAAGATAGAAGATTAGACCAGACGGTAATGATAAAGGTTGAATCGAAACAAGTTCATTAGCAACTAGACCACCGAATACTCGGCGGACAATCGGAAATGCAATGTTTGAAAACCCTTGGATTTGGCCACTTGAAGTAAGAGCACCACCACCAGTAGATAGAGCATTACTTTCTTTTAGTACTTGCACTGCTTGGTTTTCAAGCAATTGCGCCATAACTTCAACTTTTTTACCAGTCAGACCACGAAGTAGACCGGTACGAGACCATTTTTCAACAAGTTTAGCACGTTCCGTACCGACATTGCGGTCACGAATACCTTCTGCTAATTGTTCTAGTGTAAAATATTTAGACATTTTATTTTGTTTCCTTTTCGAATCGAATTACTTAATTCCAGCTAATCGAGCCCATCGAT